AAATGCGCAAAGGCGGGATGGCGTGTGATTAATGGCTACCTCCGGAACAACAGACTTTAACCTACAGATCGACGACCTTATTGAAGAGGCGTTCGAGCGTTGCGGCATGCGGATGACGGCTGGTTATCAGCTATCGTCTGCGCGTCGCTCATTAAACCTGTTGTTTTTGGACTGGGCGAACCGTGGCCTGAACCTGTGGACCATTGAGGAATCAACGATTGCTCTGACGCAGGGCAGCCGAGTGTTGAACCTTCCTCTGGACACAGTCAACGTGTTGTCAGCGGTGATCCGCCAGACCACGACCGGGCAGCAGCAGGATGTGTCGATTGATCGGATCAGCCGGGAGGAGTACTTGGACCTGCCGGACAAGCTGACGCAGGCAAGACCTGCACAGTTCTACGTGGAACGCTCTAACACGCCACAGGTGTATCTATACCCGGCGGCAGATAAGGTGTACACCTTTGTGTACTACCGGATTCGCCGCATTGAAGATGCTGGCGCTTACGGCAACACGTCGGACGTGAACTTTCGATTCCTCCCCTGTCTGGCCTCGGGTCTCGCCTACATGCTGTCGCTAAAGTACAGTCCGGATCGAACCGGCGCACTGAAGCAGATGTATGAAGAGGACTTCCAGAGAGCGGCGCTGGAGGATAGAGACACGGCGAGCTTCCACATAGTGCCTGATTTCGGGGTGTGAAATGGCGTTTGCAACGGGCAAGTTTTCTTATGCACTCTGCGATAACTGCGGACAGCGATACCCGTACAAGGTTTTAAGAAAGAACTGGCGCGGGTTCATGGTTTGTCCTGACGACTATGAGCCAAAAGAGCCACAATTGCAGCCGTTGCGGTATACTGGCGATGCAATTGCGCTGCGAGATCCGCGCCCTGACAGGGTGGAGCCGCAGGTGATTTTCGTAGGCTTACCGGGTGACGCAGCCTTCCAGAGTATCGGCAGCGCAAATGGCGGCACAAACATGCAGCCTTTCCCTGAGCAGAACGCGGTTCAAGGTGTTGGATCCATTGGCAAAGTGACGATAGTGATAACCTGACATGACATACGACGAGCTGGTCACGAACATTAGGAACTACACTGAAGTGGACGCGAACGTGTTCACTAACGCGGTTATTAACACGTTTATCACAATGGCCGAGAACCGTATTCTTAGGGACATTGATCTTGATGTGTACAAAAAAGAGTCAATAGGCTCCATGACCTCCGGCAATCGATTCCTGACGTCGCCAACAGATATTCTGACGCATCGCTATATGTTCATTACCGTTGGCACGGACAAGGTCTATTTGGATTTTCGCGACACCTCCTTCATGCGTGAGTTTTGGCCGAACCCCTCTTTGACGGGTGTGCCGAAGTATTATGCGGTGTGGGATCAGGATACGTTCAACATTGCGCCAACGCCCAATTCTAATTACGTTGTAGAAATTGGGTACATCTACCGCCCGGCGCAGCTGTCGTCTGCCAACCCAACAACGTGGATCAGCACCAACGCCCCCGAGGCGCTGCTGTACGCATGCCTGATTCAGGCATACAGTTACACCAAGGGTCCGGCTGAGATGCTTGGGTACTTTGATAACAGCTACAAGCAAGCCATACAGGGCTTGGGCATTGAGCAGCAGGGTCGCCGACGTCGTGACGAGTTCCGAGACGGCATGATCCGCATACCCATTCGATCAGATTCACCGGGACCATAACGATGTTTAGCTCACTGGGTGGCGGAGAAATAGGCGAGATTAAGGCGGCGTTGGTGTCCGGACGGGGCTTTACGCCTGAAGAGCTGGCAGAGCAGGCGCTGAACAAGATTGTGTCGGTGGGCGGCAACTGCCACCCGGTTATCCGAGATCAGGCTGAAGCCTTTAAAAACGATATTCGTGGGGTGCTGGTGCATTACATGAGACAAGCGGTGCGGTCCAACCACACCACGTTAGCAAATAGATTCCGCGCCGCTGGGCATCCGGAACTTGTAAAATTACTGGAGAGTTAACATGCCAATTAGCGTAACTACTGCAATGCCCACCAGCTTCAAAGTTGAGCTGCTCAAGGGCGTACACAACTTCACGGCGTCTACGGGTAACACTTTTAAGATTGCTCTGCTCAAGGCCGCTGCTGCAGGCTCTGGCACGTTTGGCGCTGCGACCACCGCTTACGGTAACCTTGGTTCTGACGAGCTTGGAAGTGGTAGTGGTTACACCACGGGCGGCAACACCTTGGTCTCCGTCACTCCGGTGGCAGATGGCACCACGGCAATATGTGACTTCTCGGACACTACGTGGAGCGCAGCGACGTTTACCACCTCTGGCGCGTTAATTTACAACGATACTGCTGTGGGCGATCCTGCGTGTGCGGTGTTGAGCTTTGGTGGGGACCAGACAGTAAGTTCCGGTGATTTCCAGATTCAAATGCCTACTGCTGCAGCCGCTACCGCAATTATCCGCATCGCGTGATGAAGAGTTGTGTTACATGCGGGGAGAGTAAGGAGCTTGAGCTTTTTTACAAGCGAAAAGACTCTCCTGACGGCTATAGAAATGACTGCAAATCTTGTCGAAAGGGTAAAAGTCACAGCAATTATTTTTCTAACTTAGCTGACAAGCGTGAGTGGCATCGAGAGAACCATAGAAAAAAAGTTGAGATTAACCCAAACTGGTACGCAGATTACTATGCTAAAAACAAAGAAGTTCGTCTTGCATACGACGCAAAGTACTACTTAACTAAAAACCGAGAAAAGCGGCTTATTCAGGTCAAGGAATGGGTCGAGAACAATAAAGGTCGTGCCAACGCAAACAAAAAGGCTTACAAGCTTGCTAAGATACAGGCTTGTCCACCGTGGCTTAGCGAAGAAGATCGGTGGATGGTTCAGGAAGTTTACGAGTTGGCGCAGCTTAGATCGGATATGCTCGGGTTTTCTTGGCATGTGGACCACGTAGTTCCGCTGCGCGGCAAAACAGTCTCCGGATTACATGTGCCGTGGAATTTACAAGTGATACCGGGCGTAGAAAATATGTCAAAAAGCAACAAGTTTAGGGAGTAAGTCATGAGCGCCACTACCTACACTAAAGGTTATGGTGAAGGCGCTTGGGGCATTAACGGCTTCGGGGGCATAGCCCCTGCTTACGAAGTTGACGGCGTCGCGGGTACGGGCGCAGTAGGCACAGTTACACCAGCTTATAACACCACGGTGGTTGCAGCGGGCGTTGCTGGTTCCGGGAATGTTGGGACGGTATCAGTCTCGGTAAATGACTCCGTTGTCCCTGTTGGGGTTGAAGGTTCAGGTGCCGTTGGAACAGTAAGACCAAAGATTGCTTACGGCGTGTCTGGGGTTCAAGGCGTTGGTGAAATCGGCGGCTTTGAGGTGCAGGTTGATGACATTGTCATCCCTGTGGGAGTGCAAGGCACAGGCGCAGTAGGCACGGTAGGCATATTCATAGCCGCCATTGTTGTACCTGTTGGCGTTCAAGGCACAGGCGCAATAGGCACTGCAGTTGCTCGGGTTTCGTTTGCAGTAACCGGCGTTGACGGGACTGGCGCGGTTGGAGACGTTGTAGACATTGTTGCGCCCCGGTTAATAGGGGTGCAGGGCTCAGGCGCTGTCGGTATTGCAACCCCGGTTTACGATACAGACATTGTTGCCGCAAGCGTATCTGGAACGGGCGCGGTAGGCAGTGTAGTATCGCTTGTTAGAAAATCGGTCACGGGTGTGGCCGGCACCGGCAATGTAGGCAGTGTAGTCATATCGGTTGATGACGTAGTTATACCAACCGGCGTTGCTGGAGTTGGCGCAATTGGCAATGTAAGAATAATTGGTTGGAACATCGTAAACGATGCACAGACGCCGAACTGGAATGAAGTAAATGATGTTCAAACCCCGAATTGGATTGAAGTAGACGACGCTGCGTAGGAGCTGACATGGCAAGTTATTCAAATGATCTACGACTAAAGGAAATCGCCACGGGCGACGAGTCAGGTACATGGGGCACCAGCACCAACACCAACCTCGCCCTGATCGCTGACGCGTTTAGCCTTGGCACCAAGCAGATGGCCGCTGACGCCAACGAGACCTTCACGATGCCGGATGCGTCGGCTGACGGTACACGCTCGCTGTACCTGAAGATTACCTCTGCGGTGTCCTTGACTGTAACGCGCACCGTGACACTGGCGCCGAATACGGTGTCCAAGGTCTGGATCATCGAGAACGCTACGAGCGGCAGTCAGTCGATTACGATATCACAAGGCTCAGGTGCTACGGTAACCATTGCGACTGGCACGAAGGCGATGATAGTCACTGATGGTGCGGGCGGCGGTGCGGCAGTTACGCTGGCTAACCCCACGGTAAATTTGGCTACGGGCGTTGCGGGTATTCTCCCTGTTGCCAACGGCGGTACAAACTTAGCTTCAGGCACTTCTGGCGGCGTCCTTGCGTACACAGCATCAGGGGTATTGGCGTCATCGGCTGCGCTTACGCAGTATGGTATTGTGTATGGCGGCGGTGCGGGGGCTGTTCCTGTAGCTACAGCAGCAGGCACCACTGGTCAGGTTCTAACAGCAACAACAGGCGGTGCTCCCACTTGGGCAACTCCAGCAGCGACGGGTGCGACTAAAGGTCAGGCCATCGCTTTCTCGTTAATTTTTGGTTTGTAAGGAGAAACTTAAATGGCAAATCCCAATATCGTTGCCGTCACAAACATTGTTGGTAACACAAGTACCAATTTAATCAGCTCAACGGCTGACCC